CTTACAAGACATGACTAGCCAACTATCCACTTGGGGTAAGGCTTTTAGTGACTTTACTAACTTAGAAGAGAGAGCTAAAAACCCTCCGTGGTGGCAAAAGACGTTTAAAGGCAGTGATGAAGAAACTGCCCTTGAAATATTTGCACACAAGAAGAAAATGGAACAGATGCGTAAAGAGATCAAAGATCATATCTCTTGGCATTATGGCCCTTCTGCTTGGGAAGAAGTATTACAGATAGAAGCAAGTATGAGACGTAAACGTAAACAAGAGTTATATGCTAAACAGCAACGTATGGATGCTATTATTAACTGGACTGCAGGACTAGCTATTTTTGGTCTTGGTCTTGGTATGATGATATTAATCTTTTATTATATTGGTGTAGCACAAGGAAAGTGGTAACATGGAAAACTTAAAACTACCTATTGCTTTAGTGTTAGCTATGGCAGCACAGTTAGCAGGTGGTGTGTGGTGGGTATCCCAACAAGCTGCTACTATTGCTAACTTAGAAGAGACTGTTAATCAACTAGGCTCTAAAATGGCTATAGAAGATAATGTTAATCTTAAAAGAGACGTACAAGATAATGCTATGGAAATAGGCCACATTTGGGATGACAACGATGATCTCTGGGATGAGCTAGAAGGGCTATCTATGTCACTTAATGATATTAACAGGCTAAAGCAAAGAATAGCAGCTATCGAGACAGAACTTAAGTATATTGGGCGTGACCATGAAGGTATGTTTGATATGAAAGGTAATGATATGTGAAGAAATATGTTTATTATGATGACAAAGGAAAAGTACTCATCATGACTAGACATAAACGCATAGGTGAGGAGTACGTTAAAAATGTCCTATCACAACAGAAAAGCAAAAAGAAAAAGCCCAACAAGCGCAAAGCCAAAGAAAAAGGCACCTAAAGGTTATCACTACATGCCTAATGGAAAGCTTATGAAGGGTGCTACTCATAAGAGTGGAAGGAAAAAGTAATGGCTAGAGCAAATCCACGCATTTGGGAAAGAGCAAAGGCTAAAGCTAAAGCTCGTATGGGTGGTAAACATTCTGCTAGAGCCATGCAATTAGCCGCTAAATACTATAAAGACATGGGCGGTAAATACACTGGTGGTAAAACAGCAGCTCAGAAGTCTATGACTAAATGGACTAAACAAGACTGGGGTACTAAGAGTGGTAAGAATAGTGTTCTTGGTAAAGATGCTACTGGTGAGCGTTATTTGCCTAAAAGGGATCGTGAAAAGCTTACCAAAGCACAGTATGCCTCCACCACTAGAAAAAAGCGAGCTGATCTTAAGAAGGGAAAACAATTTTCCCAACAGCCCAAAAAGGTCAAGAAAAAGTTAGGTCGTAAAAAGTGATAAAGTTACATGAGAAACAGTCAGAAGTTATTAGAGATTTATTTGTAAATAAGAGTAATCGTTATGCAGTAGTTAATGCTAGTCGAGGCTTTGGCAAGTCTTACTTAGCAGCTACAGCGGCTATTATAGCAGTACAAGAATTAATGAATTTAGATGAGGATGTTCCTAATAAGAACGTAGCCCTCATTGCCCCTACCTACAGCCAAGCAGTAGATATTTACTATCCACTGATAGCTTGGCAACTGGGTATGGAGGACTTTGCTGATAAGGCTTCTAAAGCAGCAGGACAATTTTGGTTTCCAAATAACGTTCAGCTTAAGCTTTGGTCTTATGAAGCATCACAACGTATGCGGGGTACAGGCCAGTATTTTATAGTAGCCGATGAGGTTACTTCTTGGAAGGGTGCTGGTATGAACCTTAAAGAGTCATGGGAATCAATTATACAACCTTGTGTTGCTACTCGTTGGTCTCCTATGAACGCTAAAAAGTTTAACGCTAACTCTGGTCGAGCACTTATTATTAGTACTCCCAGTGGTTATGATTATTTTTATGAGATGTATAACAGACAAGATTATGATAATGATTGGAAAAGTTATACTTATACCTATAAGGACTCTCCCTTTCTCGATGAGGAAGAGATTGAGAGAGTAAAACTAACACTTGATCCTTTAAAGTTTGCAAGAGAATATACTGCAAGCTTTGAAGATTCAGGTAACAATGTGTTCTATACATTTAATCGTAAAGACCATATTGACAACAACCTTCAATACTTTGAAGCAGGTGAAGACGTTCATGTCGCTATTGACTTTAACGTTGGAATTATGGCTTCAGTTATCTTTGCTATTCGGGGCAATCAAATCCACATCTTAGATGAGATGCAAGGACACCCCGATACTGAAACCCTTGCAAGGGCGCTTAAGGAAAAGTATAGTGATCATCGTATCATTTCTTATCCTGATCCTGCAGGGAGGGCGAGAAAAACTTCAGCTGCTGTCGGTGTTACTGATTTCAGAATCCTAGAGACACACGGTATTATTACCAGAGCACATAACAAGGCTCCACCGATTGTAGACTCAGTAGCAGCTGTAAATAAAAAGTTTAAGAACGCCAATGGCGATATTGACATGTTTATACATCCTAAGTGTGTTAATACCGTTAAGTCTCTAGAGCGTACACAGTGGGTAGAGTCTAACCCAGATAGTGCTACGATTGATAAAAAAGAAGGTGTTGAACATTGGACAGATGCCCTGCGTTATGCAGTGGAGTATTTGTATCCAATTAGAGCAGGAACCGCAGTCATTAAGCGTGGCTTCGGATTCTAAAAGCAAAGACACAAGGAAAAATATAATGGCATTAAAAACAAGAATTAAAGGCCTTGGAATGAAGGCTCGCTCACGTTTTAAACGTGCAAAGAAAGCTGTAGGTTCAGCAGCAGGAAGTTTTAACTTTACTTCTGCTCGTAAAGCAGCTCTAGAAAAAGCTCAAAAGGCTTCTGCTCTAGCTCGTAGTAAACAAGGCCGTAAAGGTCTTAAGATGAAAGCTACCTCACGTATTAAGCGTGCAGGTGCAAAAGCTGTAGCTTTTGGTAAAAATGAAGTTTCTAAAACTAAAAGGCTAGCAAAAGAAGTTAAGCGTAGAGCACCAATTGCTGCAGCAGCAGCTTCCTATAAAGTTTCTCGTAAACGTGGACTAGTAGGTGGTTCAGGTGGCACTAAGCGTGGTCGCCGCACAGGTAATGTTTCTTATGGTCCTTCTACTCGTGGAAGCGCAAATAAAGTAATGAAGCCTCGTAAGTCTGCAGGAAATGTTCGTGGTGCAGCAGTACCTTCGGCACGTAAGAGCCGTACTACAGGTGGTCGTGGTGGCGCTCGTGGTAATCAAAACTCACGTTCAAGAGCCTTTAAGTCTCCTACACTAGAGAGAGCACGTAACGCCTTTAACCGTTGGAACTTCAATAAACGGAAAAACAGGTAATGGCAGTTAAACGTATAGCAGGGCGTCTTGCCAAAAAGTTTGCAAAGAAGTTGTCAGCTAAACAGTTGGCGGCTTCTCGTAGAAACATAAAGAAAGCTATTGCAGCTAGTGCTCGTAAACGAGGTAAAGCTATTGCTGGTGTAGCACGGAATCCTATTAAAGCTTATGGTCGTAGTGTTGTTCGCCGTAGTACAAAGCGTAAGGCAAAAGTTCTTTCAAAGATTGCTAAAAGGCAGTCTATGAATAATTCAACCTTAACTCGGCTTAGTGGAGATATTACAAAGTATAACCGTAGTACAGCTATTCTTAAAGGTAAAAATGTTGGACTAGACAAGTCTATAAGAAATACTGGAATAAAATATCTTAAGTTAAACGTTAAAAGCGATGCAGCAGGGAACTTAGTTCCAGGTAAAAACAATATGTTTACTCGTAGAGCATTAAGAAAAGTATTAAACGAAAATGAAAGGCTAGTTAAACAATATAATACTAATGCTAGTCTAATTGGTTTTAATCGCTCTTTAGTTGCTCAATTAGAAGGTAAACAAAGTGAATTGTTAAACTTAAAAGACAATCTAGCAGGACAGTATGCTAAGATGTCTGCTAAGTCTCTTTCTTATAAAGCAGGTACTGTTGCTCGTGATGTTACTACAACAGCCGCAGCAGGGGCTACTACTTATATGGGTTATCAAGAGTATAAAAAACAAAGAGCTAAGAGGAAGTAATTATGGCAGTTAAGAAGTATATTACTAAAAAAATCGGCAAACTTGTTGGTCGTAAACTTGGTAAAAAGGCTCGAACTGCTGCTCAAAAGCGTGCTTTAGCCAAGGCCGTAAAAATTAGTGCTATGAAACGTGCTAAAAAAGGAGCTAGTAAGAAAGTAGTTAAAGCTGTTGGATTAAGAGCAACTCGTAAACAAGCGAAAACTCTTATAAAGGCTACTGGCAATGTAGTAGAGCCTTTGGCTCGAACAAGAGCAGATAAAATAACAAGGGCTGTTAAACTAGGAACCGCAACTGCTTATCTTGGTTTTGCAGGAGCAGTTTATGCTAGCGAGGCCACTAAAACTCATCGAAGAAATAAAAGAGCCTTGCAAAGAACAAAAGGTCCAGTATTAACTCGTAATGTCGGTCGTAGCAAACAGGCGGAAAAGGAATATCTTAAGAATAAAACTTTAAGATATCTAGAAAAGCTTAGAAAGCTGGACGAATATGAAAGCCAAGCAGTAAAGCAAGGCCAAATTATTCGAAGAAACACAGGCCGTGTATAAAAATAAAAAGTTTTAAGAATAGTGCTGATAAAAACAACCTAACATGTCCATCCGAGGATCGACAGGAGGAAAAATGGCACGAAGCAGAATTAATTCTAAGTCGAAAGACTTGATTAGTGATAATGGTTCGATATTAGTTTCCGTAGTTAAAGGTGAACAAATCCAAATGGGTGTTACCTTAAACTGGTTAACTAACTTGAGTAACTATACACTAACAGCCAAGA